CAAACACAACTTCAATTAGCAACCAGTGCCCCACAATTACATAATGTAAAAGAAGCATACATTCGTATGTATGAAGCACTTGGGGTTAAAGATATTGACAAAATTATGAAGTTAGAAAAACCTGAACCAATGAGCCCAACACAAGAAAATCAAAAATTAATTGATCAAGACAAAATTGAGGCATACGAAGGTCAAAATCATGATGCCCATATTCAAGCTCATATTGTTTTTGGTTTATCTCCTATTGTCCAATTAATGCCACAAATTGCTGTTGATTTAAATAAACACATTTTAGAACATGTAACATTAAAAGCAAAAGAAGCAGTAGCTGGTCAAATTGAACAAGCAGAACAACAAATGGGTCAAGTAGCTGAAGGTGAAAACATTGAAGATATGACACAATCGCAGATTGCCACATTAGAGGCACAATTTATGCAAGAGGTAAAACAATTACAAAGTCAGTTAAGTGGAGAAGGAGAACCAGATCCTGTTATTGCCTTAAAACAACAAGAGCTGCAACAAAGAGCAATGAACGATCAACAACGACTTCAGTACGATCAACAACGATTAGGATTTGATCAAAAAAAATTACAACAAAAGGATGAAATAGATAGGGCTCGAATTGATTCATCAGAAGATATTGCTCAATTAAGAGCTAATGTTAATTTGAAAAAATTTAAAAAAGATGCAAAAGGTCCAGGATTTCAGTACATAAAAAATGGTGGATAATAAAATTATTAGTGCACAACAGCTATTTGATATTTATTTAAAAAGTTTAGATGAATATATTAGCAAAAATGTAAATAATCATGAATGTGCTCTTATTATGGCAGAAGCATTAGTTGTAAAAGTAAAAGAATTATTTGCTGGAAAAGGATATCCTGAAGACCAAGCTTTACTATTTGTAGAACATGCTTTACAAGAATTAGATGAAAACAAACCAACAATACATTGAGGTAAAAAATGGTAAAATTATATAATGGGAAATTATATCCAAATGCAAAAATGACTGTTTCCAATGATCTAAATCCTTATGCAGGACCTACAGTAAATAAAGCTTATGCCCCTTCTACAGCAGCAATGAGAGTTCAAGGACCTACAAAAATAGATAATTTAGGTAGTGGACCAAAAGGACAACGCAGTAAAATGCAAATTAAAAAAGTTCCTTTTAAAGGGCTAAAATAATGGAATGTAAGAACTGTGGACATGGCTGTCATTGTAGTAATGGCGGTTCTTGTCAATCATGTGATTGCAAAAATTGTGAACATACTGTAGATTAACAATCCTAAAAAAGGAGGTTATATGAACTTACTTAAAGATTTATGGTCACACTTAAAAGAATGGTCGGACTGGAAAATGAAGGACTGGATTAAAGCTGCTATTGTAGCAATTATTGTCTTGTTTATTGTTTCTAAAATGATTGGTGGGGGCGCATAATATGTTAAATCTTATCGGCAGTTTATTAGGAGGTAAAGGCGGTGCCTTAAAAACCATTGCTAAAGTTGTTGATGAGATTCATACCTCAGAAGACGAGAAATTAGATAAAAAGATTTTAATGCAACGCATTCAACAAAAACTTGTAGAAAAACAATTAGATGTTAATGTTAAAGAAGCCAGCCATCGCAGTGTATTTGTGAGTGGCTGGCGACCAGCAATTGGCTGGGTAGGAGCCTTTGCATTAATGTTTGAGTTTATTTTATCTCCTTGTATAGAATGGTATGCTAAGTTTTCAGGAATGGCTATTGCAGCACCTGAAATTCAAACTGGGCCTTTACTAGCAATTGTTACCTCAATGCTCGGTGTAGCCGGAATGCGTAGTTTTGAAAAGGCAAAAGGTCTTACTAAGTAATGGCTATTCCTAAAGGACCAGGAATGGGTGTTAGACAACGGACAGCTAATGCAGCTAATTTAAAAAGAAATATTGCAAGAAAACCTATTGGCGATCCTACAGGTCAAGGTTTAAAAGGTAAAACTTTAACTGGTGGTACTATGCAAATAAAAAGAAATGTAGGGACTAAAGTTCCTGAAACAAGAAAAAAAGGTGGAATGGTAAAAAGTTCTGCTCAAACTTCTGTTATTAAAGGGGCTCAGGCACCAGGATCTAGAGAAGGATCAGTTATTAAAGGACCTAAAGCAAAAGGATCAAGAGAAGGATCAGTTATTAAAGCTAAAAAAGGGGGATGGATTCAAGACGCTATTAAAAAACCTGGAGCTCTTCGTAAATCTTTAGGTGTTAAAAAAGGAAAAGATATTCCTGCAAGTAAATTAAATAAAGCTGCAAAGAAAAAAGGTAAAATGGGACAAAGAGCACGGTTAGCTAAAACATTACGTGGTTTTAAAAAGTAATGCCTTTTAAATCGGCTAAACAGAAAAGATATTTATTTGCTAATAAACCAAAACTTGCTAAAAAATGGGCAAAAGAATATAAGGAAGGAGGACCTATAAAATTTAAAGAAATACCTTTAAAAGGAAAATTTAAAGATCTTAATAAAAAAAGACAACCAAGAACAAGACGAGTTGTAATGAAAGGAGCAAGATAAAATGTCTGAAGTTTTAAAAAAAAGAATACGTGATCATGAGGGGTTTCGAGATACTCCTTATCTAGACTCACTTGGAAAAGCTACTATAGGGTACGGTCATCTTATTACTGATGAAGATAATTTTGAAAATGGTAAACAATACTCTAAAGACGAATTATTAAAATTATTTGATAAAGATTTTGCAAAAGCAGAAATGGGTGCGGATCAATTAGTTGGTCATATTCAAGAACTACATATTGAAGCAAAAAATATAATTACGGAAATGGTGTTTCAGCTTGGAACTCAAGGGGTTAGAAATTTTCGTAAAATGATTTCTGCTCTTGAAGCACGCGATTATTCTCGGGCAAGCGCAGAGATGCTCGACTCACGTTGGCATGCACAAACAACAAATCGTTGCGAAAGTTTATCAAAAATTATGTCTCAATGCAGTTAATATGGATATTATAAAAGTTGTTGAATGGTTAAAAAAAATAATAAAAACTAGACAAGAGGCTGTGGAAACAGCTATAACATCAGATGTAAAAACTTTAGAAGAATATAAATTACTTTTAGGGAAATTACATGCTTATAGAGAATTAAATCAGGAACTCACGGACCTGCTAAAAAAACAGGAGCAATTGGATGACAACTTTAAAAACTAACGCAAAACCTAAATTAATTGTCCCAAAACATATTTGGGATACAAAAACCCCTGAAAAAGAAAAAAAAGAACTAGAAAAAGTACCAGAACCTACTGGTTGGAGAATGGTATTATACCCTTTAAAATTAAAAAACAAAACCTCCTCAGGATTACATTTAACTGATGAAACAGTAGAACAATCTCAAATTGCTACAAATGTATGTAAAGTTTTAAAAATGGGGCCTAGTTGTTATAAAGGTCAACCAGAAAAGTTTCCTGATGGTCCTTGGTGTAAAAAAGGAGATTGGGTTCTTATTACTAGATATGCAGGATCAAGAATCCGCATTGAAGGTGGTGAACTAAGAATAGTCAACGATGATGAAATACTGGCAACCATTGATGACCCAAGAGATATTTTGCCAGCTAACATTTTATAACATGGAGGCACCATGCCAGAAATAGAAAAAATAAAATCAGAATCAGAACAAATGGTTCCGATTGATACATCAGGTGATCCCGTTGATGTAGAATTAAAAGACGATCAAACAAAAGAAGGAGAAGTAGTTGCAGAAGAAGTACAAGAAGAAACAGAAGTACAAGAAACTACATCTGATAATAAAGAAGAGGCAGAAGAATATTCTCAATCTGTTAAAAAAAGAATTGATAAATTAACTTTTAAAGTTAGAGAAGCAGAACGCCAAAGAGAAGAAGCTCTTCGATATGCTCAATCAGTTAAAAAAGAAAGAGATGAATTAGGCACTAAAATTAAAAAAGTTGATGATGGATACTTAACAGAATACTCTGCACGGGTTAAATCTGAATTAGATAAAGCTCAAGCTATTTTAGCTAAAGCCATTGATGATGGAGATGCTAAAAAACAAGTAGAAGCACAAAAAGCTATTGCTAAACTTACAATTGAAGAGGAAAGAGCTGCTTTATCTTTAAAACAAAGAGAAGAAAATAAAAAAGAAAAAACATCTTCTGAAACACCTTCCCTTGCTCCTCAACAAGCACCTCCCCCTGCTTCTCCTGATCCTAAAGCGGAAGCATGGGCAGAAAAAAATTCATGGTTTGGAAACAATGAAGGAATGACTTATACTGCTTTATCTATTCATAAAAAACTTATTCAAGAAGAAGGATTTGACGGAAAGAGTGATGAGTATTATAAAGAACTTGACAAACGAATTAAAAAAGAGTTTCCTCATAAATTCGAGGATAAAGACAAGAGTAACCGAGTAGTTCAGACGGTTGCCTCTGCAAATAGATCTACTAAATCTGGACGCCGCACAGTGAGACTCACACCTTCACAAGTTGCGATCGCAAAAAAACTCGGTGTGCCCTTAGATGAATACGCAAAACACGTGAAGGAGGCGTAAATGGAACAAACTGAAAATAAAGTTGAACAAATTAAAAAGACCTCACGCAAAGCTGAAACCCGTGAAAAGGTTGCTCGTAAAAGAGGATGGGTTCCTCCATCAAACTTAGAGGCACCAGAACCACCTGAAGGATTTCACCACAGATGGGTTCGTGCTGAATTTAGAGGTGAACCAGATGAAAAAAACATTATGGGTCGTCTTCGTTCAGGTTACGAATTTGTTATGTTAAGTGAATACCCTGATAGGTTAGATTTACCATCTATTGCAGAGGGTAAACACAAAGGTGTTATAGGAGTTGGTGGATTATTATTAATGAGATGCCCTAATTGAAGTTAAAGAGGATAGAGACGAATATTTTAGACGTCTTACCGATGACCAAATGGCTTCTGTTGATAATGATCTAATGAAAAACGAGCATCCAAGCATGCCTATCTCAAAAGAGAGGCAGAGCAGAGTAACCTTTGGTGGAAAAAAAGACTAATTCGTAGGATTTTTGACCTCAAAACTATTAAAAGGATAACAATATGGCAAATATTGATAGCGCATTTGGTTTAATCCCAATTGCAAAAGTTGGTCAAAATCCAAATAATGGTGGTTTAACTCAATACTCAATCGGTGATAATCAAAGTACAGCTATATTCACAGGGGACCCCGTTACATACAAAAACGATGGAACTGTTGAAGTAGGTACTGCGAGCACTGCATTTTGTGGCG